TTATGACTGTCTTACATTACTACCATCCTGCTGTTTCTGAGAGTAAAATGAGTAGCCCAGTCTATAAGTGTAATGGAAATGCTATAGGCATTGTTCGAACTACTTTAGGCAGCGTGAATTGTATTTACGCCCTTGGCTCTTGGATTTTTGCATATCACGTTGTGGAAGGCCTGGCTCCTGAAGCAGAGGTCACATTTGATTTGCCGCAGGCAAAATTAGTCTATAAGGTGTCAGAATTGCAGCGTGTCATTTTGAATGATCCAAAAGACGGCGCGGTACCAATAGACTTAGCAGTCATTCCAAAATTTAGGACAACTGTAGCTATTAAGGGATTACACCTTAAGGAAGCTGACGTAGGCCAGCCCCTCGCAATGATTGCCAGGGATGAAAAAGATCTACAGTTGTCGTTTGCTACTGGGAATGTTTTAACATTCATATCATCAACATTGTTTGGTCATTCCGTTAGCACTAAACCAGGTCATTGTACAGGTGCATTGTTGAATGCTGATGATCACTGTGTTGGTTTCCACGTTGCTGGTAGTGACACTATCAATACAGCTATTCGTGTCACACCAATGGTGCGAGACGCCCTTCTTAGAGCAATCTCGGGAAACCAATAAACCCCTTGCCGACTCTGGCATCGTGGAAGGCTTGGTTTGCAAGCTACACGAGTAAGACCATTTTTGGTGAGGGGGAATCAGTGGGTAGGCCTAGTCCAGAGGTACTGAAACATGGTGAAGCACACTATCTGCAATGGATAGCACATGTCTCACGATCGGTATTTTCAAAGGACAAGCTTATCATCAATGATGCCCTTGTGGATTGCTGGAAGGAGAATGATTGGTGGCTGCCAGATAAGTATCTGCCATCCGTGCCAAATGTGCCCGCAGGGTACAAATCATTCTGGAAGTATAATGTGCCACAACCATCGCCAGAACCTCTGGCGTGGCACACGTCGTACAAGTGGTTGGACAAACACTTCAGGCCATATATGGCTGGAGCTGATGTCCTCCCTATGGATTTTGTATTGCGTGAGATGAACATGCAGACATCTCCAGGATACCCCTGGAGTTTGTCATACCCTTCAAAGACATTATTTCTCCAAGATGAAAAAATGTCAAAGGTGCTAGGTGACTATCATAAAAAGATCACTAGCTGCTACCCCTGTGGAGTAGAACCTATTTGGACTTGTTCAGTTAAAGGTGCTGAGTTGCGGCCTGTTGAGAAAATTCTTGACAACAAGTTGCGCACTTTTACTGCTTCACCAATAGAGCATTCTGTGTCTGGTAACATGTATTGCCTGGATATGAATTCCAGATTCTATCGATCCTCAAACCGTACTTGGTCCTTCGTTGGGCAGTCGAAGTTTGCTGGGGGATGGGATCGGCTTGGTCAGGGTTTAAAACACCATCCTAATATTTACTCGTTGGATGGTAAAAACTTTGATAGTTCATTATTTGCAGATGCATTATGGGACCAATGTCGCTTGCGATTCAGTTATTTGAAGCCGGAGTTTCGTACCTCTGCTGCTTGGAATGCATTGCGAAATATATACGCAGCAATTATATATGCTGTTTGTGTTTTAGATCTAGGAGATTTGATCAGGAAATTTACTGGTAATCCATCCGGATGTATAAACACCATAGTTGATAACACGATGATCTTGATTAGATTCATGTTTTATGCATGGTTACGACTAAGTGAACCTTTTCGGAGAAAGATGGGCAATAATATGCGAAATGCAGAGAAGCCACTTTCTGATCCTGATTTTTATCAAACTACAGGCGATGAGGTATTTTATGATTATAGTCATTTGATGGATAATGTGTTTATGAAAGGGAATGGTGATGATGATGCCTTTAGTGTGTCCGATGCTTGCAATACATGGTTTAATGCTCGAGCGATCGCAAAGGTTTGGACGGAAGAGCTTGGTGTAATAACCACAGCCGATTCGTTCGATCCAGTTGTCCTCGAGCTTATACGCTTCCTATCACAAGGATTTGTGATGATTACAGGAATGTATATGCCTTCACCTGAACCGGAAAAAGTGTTAGGATCTTTGTATGTTGGATCGAAGCTAGATGATATTCGTTGGCATCTCCTGCGAGCATATGCCCTACGCACTGATTCCTTTATGAACTTGGAATGTCGTGAGAAGATAGAGACCTTTATCAATTACGTCTTACATAACTATCAAAATGAACTAGTCGGCAGTGTGAATGGTTTGACAATTGAAAACATTCACTCTGTATGGAAGTCTGATCTCGAACTCATGGCTCTGTACACAGGGCGTGAATTTTGGGACAGTACAATGTATACTGGCAAGGGTGTTACCACAAAATGCATTGGTGATATCGTCGTGGCGAGTTCAGAATTGAAGATGCACGCTCGTTTATTTTCGATACACGACGTAGATACATACGCCTGGACTCCAGGATCTACCTCTGTATACCAAATGTCAGCAAATGGCTCCAAATCTGGAAAGAAAGCCACATTCGTCAAAAAGACAACCACCACTACCTCAAAGAAAAAGAAACCTCAAGGTGGAAAGAAGAAAAAGACAACCACTACAGTTGCAGTTGTTCATCAAAATGGACGATCTCGAAAATCACGGGTGGACAGTGGTCAGCGTGCCGGAAGATACCGAGAACTTCCTGCTTTGGTTGACGCAGGTCAAGGAGCTAATTGGTGGATCGGTCACCTTTCTAACCCCTTTGATGTACCACCTATCTCCACTGGAGGTTCTGGCATGCCAACAGGAATATGGGGAAGTTATGCTGTTGTTCTTGCTACAACTCTTGCGAGCTCTACTGACCTAATGGCCTATGCAGTGCCAGGAGGCCTATCCTCTGGTAATGCTAGTAATGTGTATCAAACTACTGCAGGAGGCACGACTTTCACTTCTGGTACCGTAGTTGTTAACCCATGGACGAACCAAACAGCAGCTGGTAATTCATTTGGAATAGGAAGACCCATTAGTTGCGCCGTGCGAGTTTCAATTAGATTTAGTGGAAATGTAACCATGCCGTACATGTACGCTGGTGCAAATCCATCAACAAATTTTACTCCTGGTGCAGTAAGTGGATCCAATGGATCTGAATTATTTGCTTCGTCCAATAATGTGAAAGCTGCCTCAACAACAACATCAATTCAAGCCAATTGGATACCTCAAGATGTTACAGATATCTCAGTATTCAATACCAACTATATGGCTTCAGGAGCTAACTCAACAACATGTCCATATGTTGGTTACCGAAACAAGCAAGCAAGTGACTCAATGACATGGATGGTGGAAGCAATTCAATTCTTTGAAGTTCAGTCCATCAATCCTTCGCAAATGCAATATTTCACTAACAATAGCCAATGTGGCTATAGTGCAAGTGCTATGTGGGAACAATATTTGAAAAAGTGCGCCATGAAGCAAGGACCCAAACGCGTGTTGGAAATGTCTAAGGCTCCCTCTGGGCACAAGCATGGTAACAAGCATAAT